GTTTCTGAATCTGGATCATTAGGATCCCAGAAACCGATGTCCATAGATGTAGTTTGATTAATATCAAAATACCACTGTGGTGCAATGTCTCGAACCGCTCTTGCGATTTCTTCATTGCTAAGATCAATGATTGGATATATATCCAGATCCTGATCTTCACACATGGACCATACCTTTCGGTATTGATCCACGTACGGACGGGTGTTGAAGACCTTTAGGTCCCCTTCACCCATTAAGAGAGACTGGAAGAGATTTCCTCTAGTCGCCCTTTTCGCAAACTCCTCGAAAGAAAGGATACCCGCTTCTGCGGCCCTTGCAATCGTGTAGCGTGCGTTGTTGTCGGGAGATGGAAACTGTTGTTTCACCTCCCACCAACTCATAGCATTAACCATCCGAGGATACTCGGACAGTTGATCTATGATCTTCTGCTGGAAGGATTGAATACTTTCAACCCCTCTAGTAGAAGTGTTTGTATTGAGGGTACGAAATATCGTAAGATCCCTCTTTACATTAGCTCCAGTAACTGCCTTCGATAGAAGCCATTTATGGGGCTCCGGACTGTTGTCGAGCATATATTTATACTCTGACTTCAATCCAAGTCCATATCCGCCAATCTCAACCGGTAGGTGGATGGCATGATATGCTCGTGGGTGCGTAGCCTTTCTAGGCAATAGCGGACCCATGCGTTCGATAAAAAGATTCCTAATGGAGACCTTTTTATCGTGAGTGTAGAAGCGGTCGTCTTTCGGCAACCATTCTAGACATCCTCCAAGTTGTGTCGATTTACCAATCGCCACATTCTTGTTATCCTTTTTGATCAGGGTCGATTGACCCCTTTCAATTAGGCGAACCTTTACCGAATCGACGATAGTCGATAGTGAGTAATCCTCACTGTGGAAAGGTTGTCGGTACTGCAGATTTTGTAGGTTTATTAACCGTTCTGTGTACCGTACACATATCTTCGAATAGCCATGTTGGCCCGGGGATATGTGAGAACCTGCAGCTAGATGGACATTCGTCAATCTATTCAGGTATCCAGCGGGACCCTTCACTAGATGGTCGTCACCGCCGATGTGACAGTACCTCCAGTCCCTATTGGGAGCTGGATCATCTGTCATAAGCAGCCTTGGAGCACGACAGTGCTTTAGGAATGCTAACTCCTCAACCGCGAGGTTGAGGAGAGTTAATGAGGGTTTAGCTATTGCCTCACCCATCATTATTCCTGTTTTTGAAACAACATGTGTGTTGTCTTTAAACAGTACTAGTCTAGGGCCGATAAGCCCTAAGACTAGGTCAATATATTCGGGCCTGAACGATAGTCCGTACCCGTCTATAAAGCTCTGGAGCATCACTTTTGTGACGTCCCATTGCTGTGCGTTCGTTGCGTCCTTTAGGTCGCTCGAAAGCACATATTGTGTACGACTGAGACTAATGTCTTTAATCTTCACAAGACCCTTTACGGCTTCCCAAGCTTGATCCTGTCGGTGAAAGCTTGAGAATACTGAAGGGTGGTACTTCATTGCATCCACGAGTACGTGGGCCAATGGAGCCTGTAGCACATTCAGCCAATAGTCTGAAAGTGTTACAAATCGAGCTTTGTTGCCCATTTCTGGGACAACTTCGGCTCGTAGTGCGGGTATGGGGGTTATTTCCTTCCATGCCACGTACATAAGCTGTTTTCCGAGGACTCCATCGAGTCCCCAGAAACGGCCTTCCTGTTCCTTTGGAAAACCAAGGGTTATAGGATCAAAGAGTTCAGTACCTTCCGGTACTTCATCCTCTTTACGATAGACTGTTTTCCAGAGCGGTAGCCCCGAAACATGTCTAGCAGGACCAAATGGAGTTTCCTCTATTTTGTCCTCATCAGGAACAATGGTAAGGATTCTTATCATTGCTTCCTGAACTGCTTTCGCCTGTGCACCTTTTGATACACTGTGCGAAAACTCCCCCGATGATGTTACACTGATATGTGCAGCGCCATCGGTTAGCGGATGGTTGCGTATGCGTTTGCATATACCACCTATCCGACGGGCAGCAAGCCCAAGCTCTAGCTTGATCTGGTTTGATGCCTTAAAGTCATCTTCAAGAACAGATTTGAACTTTTCGATTGACTTTTTCTCAGTCTCAGCTCCCATATATGGCATCTGTCGACTTGAGATTAGATGGGAGACATGCTGCATTAGCAACATGTCTCTATCTCCTTGGTAGACCCTACTAATGTAAGGGATACCATTGAGGAGCCTGAAGATATTGTTATCCGCAGGAACCTTTAGCTCACCGATAGTAATCGTTTGAGCGAGTGTATGGAATAGGAAATTTCCCCATTCCTTCCACTGATCCACTAGAGGACACAATCGTGTACTTCCAGTGGCAAAGATCTTTCTAATCAGTTTCCTGATTAGTAGATTCTCTGCTGACTTGTGAAGGAATACCTTCTCGTTTGCCAGCCACAGGGAATCGACGAGCCCAGCTATGAACTCTTCGATTCTTTGGAAGTGGATTACCGTTCTACTGAGCAGTACTTCCACTACCTTCCTTCCCAGGCCGATATCTCGGCAGAGAAGGGTGGTCAGTGCCTCCCTTTGTATTTTGTCAAAGTAGGCACCTCTTCCTTTCTCCCACTTTTGTGGGCGAATTGATTTGCCTTTCCAGGTCTCCGATAGGAGGCTCCCGGAGGGCATATGGTAGTAGAGGACATTCGTCCTCTGCTCTGCATTGGCGTTTCCGAGGATAGGCAATAGCCTAGCCCAGGAACGCACACAATCCTCACCAACGCACTCCCTTAGGACGTGCGCTTGGATGAGTTTTGCAGATTCCATGCTTTG